ACCCATGTTTGTTGTGTTGAAGATTTCCTTCCAACCCATACCTCTTGAACGCTTCTGTTCCCAAGTTTCGTCTGAATCTGAAACTTCAAGTCTATCATTAAGGAGTGCATCTAACACTGGAGAATTTGCGTGTGTAAGACGAACTGCATTAATCATACCGATTTCAGCGTTCTTGTACTTGTTAACAGCGTATGTGTCGAGCTTTGAAAGCTTATCAGCGATGCTTCTCTTAAGAACTGATGGAAGCTTGGACTTGCCGCCATTCTTATAGATGTAGTATGCTAACTGAGTTGCTGGTTCATCAGCTCTAGCCATTACCTTATCATTGATTGCCGCGAAAACACCAGGGTTTTCAGAAGTGAACTTTGCTCTGTCTCTGTGGATTGCGGCACGAACCATGATTACCTGTGGGTTTAATCTCATGTTGTAAGTGTCACGAAGTTCTGCGGCAAATTCAAGTGTTGCACCGAAATCATAGGCAAGTGCGTCGTCGATTACCTGTTCAAAGATTTCTGTAGTTGTCTGACCAACATACTCCCCGAACATGATGTCTAAACCTCTAAGCGCACGGTCGATTTCATATCTACGTTCCTTTACATTTGAACGGTAATAAGATGGTTCACCAAAGATTGATGATGCTGCAACCAACTTAAGAGTATCAAGTGGGTTAACTGTATAAGACTTGCCGCCCATAAAGTTTACTGTTGTGTTCTTTGTCTTGTTTTCTGCCTTAATTTCTCTAGCTATTCTGCTCATAATATCGTCCTCCTTAATTATCTTGCGGATATTGTCTTAAATTTCTTAGCCGCACGTTCTTGTCTTATTTTCTTAGCTTCTGCTTTATTTGGAATATGTGGTCTTGTTTTGAGAATTGTATAAATCCTCATTACCATTTCGCGGCGAAGTGCCGCACAAGCCTTTTGGCATTTGCAATTGCCCCAATAGCAATCATGTGTATAGTCGGGACAATTATAATCATAAAATCTCATAAGGTCTATCAGTTTTTTAGTAGCCATGAGATTAAGTTTGTCTTCTGAAATTATTTCAAAACAAGGTGTCGTCATAGTCTTACCTCTTTTTAAAATCTTCTACTGTATTTATAATTTCTTTAATTAGATAAAGCGCAAGCCAAATAGTGAGTAAAAGTAACACCAATGCTCCGCCAGCTACTATTACTATGCCAATTATATTTCCTAATGCTTCAAAAAAATCTGTCATAATTTACTTTCCTTTCTTAACTTTCTGTAATAATTATAACATAAATTCTTTAAAAAGTAAAGAATAAAAAAGACCGGATAGATGTACTATCCGGTCATTAAAGCTCCCACTCGGACTCGAACCGAGAACCTCGAAATTACAAGTTTCGCGCACTACCAATTGTGCTATGAGAGCATATAGTCGAGAAGGTCATATACGGAGAGTATCCAAAACAGATTAACAGGCTGTCGAAGTAACCGTATATACTGCATCGACTTAATGAAAAATAATGACCGAGAAAGGTGAAAACGGGTTAAACGGACTCGAACCGCACTATTTCTGAACAAAGAAATTTTCAAACCAATTGAAGTAACCGTCTTCTAATGCATCGGTTAAAGCGAATAGTGGTAGTTAAAACCACATTTACTGGGTGGAAACCAGTCGTTCTTCCGTTGAACTACATCCGCATGGGACAGAGAACTCTATAAACGCCGTATATGTGATAGGAAAAATCAAAATGGCTCCTGAAGTAAGCGTTCATTCTGCATCTGTCAATTTTAAAACAATAATTACTGAGAATGTCTTAATGAGAGTGGAAACCCCAGTTTTCTGCCATGGGACAAGGCCGCGATTCCTTGACGAGAAATCAAAATAGAATGGTGTCAAAAATTCTGTTATGAAGTATCTCATTAAACTGCTTCAGTAAAGTGGGAGAGAGTGGACTCGAACCACTGGTGTTTCTACGTCACGATTTTACAGACCGCTACCCTCGCCGCTAGGTTACTCTCCCATATAATGGATGGAATTCTTGTTCTCGATGACTCCATCCCGCCAACGACCACACACTAAGCAGTGCTCTCAGCTCCCTCCTAAGCGTCACGGGGCTAGGGGGGGGAAACCCGGAATGTCCTTCTCCTCATTCAGCAGTAGACTCTCTTTGGTCTACCTGTCAACCATGTATTTTTGGTAAGAAACATGATAAACAACTTCCAGTCCACTCTTCTACTGTGTCTGGTAGGATATAATGGACTATGTAGAAGACCATTCACCATTCATATCCTAATTGGTTAATAGCAACCAATACTTGGTCAGCGACGACCAATTGCGGCAATGGGAGTCGAACCCATTATCTCTTGGTTATGAGCCAAGCAACTTACCGTTTGTCCTTGCCGCGAATCGGGATGGCGAGATTCGAACTCACGTCTACAAAGTCCCAAACTTTGCCGTCTACCACTGGCTTACATCCCGTTATTCGGGGTTAACGTTTCAACCATAAGGTACGTTAACCCATGTTGGTTATTTTCTGTTAGCCAACCTAACAATGGAGCTTATAGGGTTCCATGCACCTCGAAGCGGTCCATAGGGGAATCGAACCCCTATCTGCCGATAGTGGTGTTTAATACAAGATTTGCACTTGTAAGAATTCTCTCGAACTCGTTTTACTGTTAAACTAATTAAACACAGTCGGCCGTCCTACCGTTGAACGAATAGACCTTTTAAATTTCTTCCCATTCAGAATTTGAATAAGAATTAATATCGCTTTTCCTAGTTGGAAGATTTTCTGATTTACACCATTTCCTTACCGCGTTGTCGCTTACTCCAAACTGTTTTCCAATTTGAAGAAAAGGTTTTGTGCGAATAAGTTCTTTAAGCTCTTCTCTTGAGGGACGAATAACAACTCTACTTTTTTCTTGTCCACAAGATTTGCAATATGTCGCGCCTTTTGTAATTTGTTTTCCACACTCTTTACAATAGTATCTTGTGTCTTTATTAGAGAGAATTTCCAAATATCTGTTTTCATTAAACGAAGATGTCAATTCTACACTAATTAATCCATCATGAATTTCAGCGTGACAATTGGCACAAACAAGAATACATTTCTTACTTTCTTCAGCAGAAGATTCAAATGAGTGAGTATTTTTACTTGATATTGCAAATGATTTCTCATTTGGAACAATATGATGAAAACCTAAAGCTCTTGGACTTTTATCATATCCACATATAGCACATTTGTCTCCATGAATATACATTAAATCCTTTTTAACTCTTCTTCTGAAGTCTGAAACTGCTTGTTCCGTTATTATCACCTCTAATTGTAAATGCCTTTAATGGTATAAACCTAACGGGAGAGGTGGGACTCGAACCCACATGAGAACTAAGTTCTACGCTCACAGATTAACAGTCTGCTGTCAAGCCGTTTGACGACTCTCCCATAGAAGATTGAGAATATGAATGACGCTGATTTTTCTGAAATAAGTACCCAAAAACTTACGAAGTAAGCGTCAAGTCTGCTTCAATCTGATGACCCTACCCGGAATCGAACCGGGGTTTTCAGCATGAAAGGCTGACGTCCTAACCGCTAGACGATAGGGCCAGAAAGGACGGTGATTTTCAAAGACCTCACCAAGTCTGATGATAAGTGGAGCACCTGGAAATCGAATCCAGCTGATTTTCTGTTTGCAAAACAGATGACCACTCCTTGCAGTCCCGTGCCCCATATGTTTTTGTTGGGAATAATTTATCCCCAACTCCATTTGTATCCATAAGCACTTTTCCTTTTACCTCTACAAACTGAAGAGATTTGAGAAGAAGCACCTTTAGATGTTGGAGTTATTTTTCCTAATGCTCTCGCAGCCGCTAAAGCCGACGGAAAAGATTGTATATATTCACCATCAAGAGAATATTGATTTACAACTTTACCACAAACTCTTTGACTAACTTGGGCAGAAGAAATTATGTCTACATCTCTTTCTTTAAGAATTAAATGAACACTATCGGCAGAAATATTCATAATTCTCGCGACCTCATTACAATTTAATACTTCATTATAAGTAGCAACTACCAAATCCCTATCTATATAAGGTTTTCCGTCGCCGCCTATTGTAGCATTGTAACCATTTTTGAAAGAACCATAATATTCAATCCAATATTTTTCTCTTTCCTCTGGAACAGAAGTTTCCTCAATTAATTCTATTGCGAAATTTTCAGTTCCATATTTTCTCATGGCGTCATATAAAGGTCTTTTTTCACACCGTTCTTTTTGACTATCTCTACAATGTTCTTCAAACCTTTTCTAAATAGAATTATAAGTTTTACCTATATAAAGTTTGCCATTGATAAGATTTGTGATTTTATAAATGTATGCCAAAACTAATCAGCTCCTTTTTATTTATTGTTTTGTATTTGTTATGTATCTATTATAACATAACTTTCAAGAAAAGTCAATCTTTAAACTTTTTAAGTTTTCGGTTTGAACTTTCTTCGTATTTATTATGTATTTATTATAACATAACTTTCAAAGAAAGTCAAGCCTTTCACTTTTTAAAATTTTGAAAAGAATTTTTAATTTCTTTTCTCATTTTCTATATTTATTATAACATAGATTTTAGAATTTGT